AGTTTGACCACATCTCTTGCCATCTGATAGATTTTAGATTTCAGTTCATCATTCACAATGCGCGGATGTTCTTCACAGAACTCACGGAATAGTTTCGCGTTACCCTGAACATGCAGAGTCTCGTCACGAATAGACCACTCAACAATTGTTCCCATACCCTTCATCTTACCGAAGCGTTGGAAGTTCAACAACATCACAAACGATGCGAACACTGACAGACCCTCGTTGAATACAGACTGTGCGAGGGACAATGCGAGACCAGTATGACTGTTGATGTCACCCTGTCTCATGAAATCAATCTTGTCGGACATCTCTTTGTATTCAAGGAACATATGGAAGTCCTCATCAGGCAGACCGAGCGTATCATTCAACAATGCATATGCACGTTGGTGGACTGCTTCCCGACCCGCAAACGATGACAACATGTTACGGACTTCATTGTTCTTGAATTTAGGTATCAGGAGTTCATGATAGTTTTCACCAACCTGAACATCAGACTGTGTGAACAGACGGAGAACCTGTGTGATAAAGTTCTTCTCTGGTTCACTCAGTTTGGTCTTCCAGTCTTGAACGTCTTCGGACAGTTCTGCTTCGTCTTCAATCCAGTGTATCTCTTCGTGTTTCTTTGAGAGTTCCACTGCCCACGGGTAGAGGAACGGACGGTATGTTTTTGAAAAATCTAGTAGTGACATTTGTTATCCTTCGCAAGCACGACATTCATCGTCTTCTTGTGTTTCTAATGGTTTGTTTAGGTGTTCCATAAGTTCTTCATATCCACCCACATATTCTCCTTCCAGATAAATCTGCGGAACTGTTTTGACATCTCGGCCTGTCACTTCACGAGCGGTTTTACCAATCTCTTTCAGGTCGATGTAATCAAAAGGAATACCACGCAAGCGAAGTTCTTCCTTTGCCATTGAACAGAATGGGCAATCAGACTTACCATAGACGATAGAACGAGTGTCACCTTGCAATGCGACACGTTCTACTTTCTCCGATACATTCTCTGCCCTTTGTTTTGATTCGGTGCGTAGGTAGTAGAGACCTTTCAATCCTTTCGACCATGCACTATAGTGAACCTTATTGACATAGGACTTCTCCGCACCAGACGGGAAGAACAGGTTCACAGATTGACCTTGACAGATAAACTCTTGACGTTCTGCGGAGTGTTGCACTACCCACATCTGGTCGAGTTCATCTGCGGTCTTGAATACTGCCTTCTCACCTTCGGTAAGAAACGGCAGATGTTGAACAGAACCCTTCTTAGTAATGATAGATGTCCAAATGGATTCGTTGTTCTCACCTCTCTCGTCAAGCAGTTGTTCGAGGTATTTGTTCTTTACCAAGAACGAACCCGCACGAGTTCGATGGGTGTATGCGTTTGCCTTCATCGGTTCGATAGAAGGACTTGTTGATAGAATTATTCCGCTTGAGGCGTTGGGCGCGATGGCGAGCAAGTGTGAGTTGCGCCTTCCAGACCCATCGCCATCAGGATATTCGCCACGCTCTTGGGCAAGGAGTTCAGTTTCCGCAACTGCTTCTGACTTAATGTGGTCAAACACGGTTCGGTTGATTTCTCTTGCGGCTTCGCTTTCCCATGCGACTCCGTGTTTTTGGAGGAGGCTGTGGAATCCCATTGCTCCGAGTCCGATTGACCGTTCTCGTTCTGCACTGTATTTTGCTCTTGAGATTGTGTCGGGTGCATTGTCGATAAAGAACTGCAAGACATTATCAAGCATCCGCACAAGGTCACGAACAATAGTCGTATCTTTCCATTCATCGTAGTATTCTAAATTCAGAGATGACAGGCAACACACCGCAGTTCTGTCTGCGCTGGTTGGTAGGTGAATCTCATTACACAGGTTCGACCCGTGAATCTTTAGTCCTTTATCTTTTAGCGGTTGCGGTAACGCATTGTTTGCCGTATCTATAAAATTAAGATATGGTTCACCTGTTCGGAATCGAATCTCAAGGAGACGTTCCCACAACTTGCGAGCATTAACTGTTTCTTTTACTTCATTATTTTTTGGGTCACGAAGGTCAAAGTCTTTGTCTTCTCTGACACACTCCATGAACTCATCTGATATATTTATAGCATTGTGAAGGTTCAGGGCCTTTCTTTGCACATCACCTGTAGGAATTCGTATATTCATGAACTCCACAATATCGGGATGTGAAATATCCATGTATGCGGCATACGAACCCTTGCGTGTCTTACCCTGACGGTAAGCAATCATATCTGCATCTACCGTATGCAGAAATGGGATTGGCCCTGGCGCAATGTCACTGACCGTTCGCACACTAGACCAATGTCCGCCAACACCGCCACCATAAACAGAAAGCCAACGAAGCTCACTAGAATGCCCAATAAGACCCTCAAGAGTATCGGGGACATATGTAAGGAAACAAGAGATAGGCATCCCTTTGTCTTTTTTCTTTCCGTTGGGAGCGTTAGATAATACTGGAGAAGCAAACATAAAATACTTATTGCTAACATAATCATATAGACGTTGTGCGAGTGCATCGTCCATCTCCTCTCTGTATCGTGACCACGCAGTGGCGGCACGGGCGAATCCATCTTGGGGGGTCTTTTCATAATCTAGTAGGTAAAAATCTTTTAACATTCCGACTGCGTATTCTGCTAGGATGTCATCTTTCTTACGGTCAATTTTAACGGGCATTGGATTCAGTCTTCCATAGGTGTGTGTTTTCTTTTGGGGATAGTTATATCTATACCCAGACGAGTTTTCAGATTGTAGTATTATACCCTAAATGGGTGGAAAAGTCAAACTTTTTTTATCAAAAATTGTAACCAAGTGAAATATAGGTTACACTATATTCTTCCTCGGCGTCATCGCTGATATACAAGTCATTGAGAGAGAACATCAAGTTCTTACTGACATGATAATCAATACTAAACTGGTTCTTGTTCAGTTCGTGATAGTCACCATTCTCATACAGATACTTGTTGGTAATACTGATAGGAGAGTCAGGATGCTTGTATCGAATCCAAGTAGAGTTTCGCCAGACTAATTCTGTGTAGTCTTCAGTTCCCATCTGTGTGACAGTGAACTCATGAGACATCTTCCATCTATCGTTACGAAAGAACTTATAACCCCAACCGACACCAGTGTGTGGGCGGAACTCACCAATCAAACGATTCGCATTATAGTTGAAACCGAAGTTGGCGATACCATAATGTCTTGGTGTGAAATTAAGAATGAACTCATACTCACCATCTGCGCGGTCAGTAAGGTCTTCACCATTCACTGAAGTTTTATAGACATTGGTTTCAGTTTCAATCTGAAAGTCTTTACCTTCAGGCTCCCATACAAACTTTTGATGTAGATTGAAACTCTTGGTATTACTGTCTTCTACTTTGTAACCAAGTTTGATATAGTTCTTACCGAATGCAGGCCCTGACCAAACAACACAAGCAGTAACCAGTGTTGTTAATAAAACTAAGAATATTTTATTCATTATCTACGAGCCTTATCAATCGCACGAGAACCAAACCAGAACGATATGATGGCCGCAAAGATTGCTTTTGTATCGTCATCCCAGAGAATATTAATTGCATCAGCGAAGTCTGTTCCCTTCTCTAATGCCTCCATTAGGAGTGTTATCTCAATAACAGCAAACAACCCAAAAAAACAGTATGTGATAATAGGGCGAACTGACTTCTGTAAACCAGCAATAAACCCTGTGCCTTGATTAATAGAGATATCATGTTGAATTAACCTATCATGTTCATTATCTGCGGCCTGTGCTTCCCATGCCCTTAACTCATGGTCGAACCCTGCTTTACGCAGTTCTGCCATAGTTTTCATTTTTTCTAGTTCAAACTTCTGTTGACCTTTTTGTTTAAAATGGTCTGTGATAGCAGGAACAACCGAACCACCAAACCCTAACACACTACCTAATAATCCACTTAACATTATTTACTCCAATATGTTTTACTTTCTTCACGTTTATCTATAAATCTTTTGAGGACTTCAATATCCTTCTTCTTTTTCTTTTTCATATGGACAGGGACAATCTTTTCTGGATTCTCTCCCGCACCCGCAACCGCAGATGTGCCCATAAATTCTCTAAAACTCTTCATCGGGTAATCTCCCCTGTCGAAAAGTATACCCACTGTTTAGAGTTTTCGTGGATACCCTTGTATATGTTAATACCTAAAATTTCATCAATCGGAGATGCATCGGTCTCAACAACACGAATCTTATCATCTTTCTTTACGATATCTTCACATTGAACAGTGAGTGTATCGTATCTCATTCGGTATATGCCTGGCGATAGTTCATTATTTTCAATGACAAACCACTTGGAGTCCTCGACCAGAACATCTAGAATATCAATCCCTGTCTCTTCGTGAATTTGCATCACTCTATCGTCTGATAATTCACCATGTTCTCGTATGAGTGCGAGTGCTGCACCATAACGTGCAATGACAGATTGACCGCCTGGTGCTTTTGCCATGATTCTTTTTAGATTGATAACAAGTCTGATGAACGGAGTGTAGTGTGTTCTATATGCCTCACGGTCATCAGTCTTCAAAGTGTTGAAGTCTGGATTCTTCTTACCATCTGCATCGATGATGCCAGCCTTATACGCCCCTAACTTCTCGAATGGTGTGACGAGAAGTTTAAGGAATCGAATCGTAAATACGAGGTCTGCTGCTGACTTTAATATACCCATAGTTCTATTTATATGTTTCGAAGTCTTTCAATGACTAATTTATCCATTTCTATGTTGGTATACATGTCGTTTTTGATTGCCTTGAGAAAGATAAGAAATGGTTTGAGTGTTTCCCAATGGTCAAGTTCAATCTTGAGTTCAAGGATGTCTAGTCCTGCCTCATGACCAAATACATTGAAAATTACTATGAGATGATTAATGATGAGTCTCTCAGATAACTCACCTGTAGTTTTGTATCGATTGAGAAGTCTTTTGATATACTTAAATCTCTTTAAGTCTTCAAAAAACTCCTCACTGTCGATACACTTGGGATTGTAGTAATGCTTCGCAGCGTATACTATTAAATTTTCTTTTGTCAACCGCATTATTAAAAATCCAAACAGAGGGTGTATTACCTCTATCTAGTCTTTCAATATGCCAGTCATTTTCTCAACAAGGGTTGACTTCTTTTTACGGCGGTCAAGTTCTACGCCATGTTGGCGACCTAATGCTTCGAGTTCAATCTTTGACATGTCTTCGAGAGACTTATCACCAACAGGTGCTTCGGTCAATGTCTGAACTTCCGCAGGGACTTCAACTTGTTCTACAACTGGTGCAATACCAAAGAACTCATCGATTTGTTCTTGGGTGAAACCACCAGATGCATATAACTCACCAGTGTCAGGGTCTTCCCAACCACGAGCGGTAGGAATGGCGTTTGAACACCAAGCAGGGGCTTTAATAGTCATTATTTCTCATCCTTACTAATATATCCACGGCGTTTTGCCATGCGTTCAAGAAACTTACGCGCTTCTTTTGTGCGAGCGTCATGTGGGTTCTTTTCTTTCTGACCCAGTTCTGCAATCTCACTCATTGTTTTACCAGAGATAATGTCTTGTGCTTGTGCAACAAGTTCTTCGGTAGTCTCTTCTTTGACTGCCTTGACTGGTGCTTCGGTTGATTTAACAATTTTAGTGTCACCAGCAGGATTGTCTTGAGGACGTTTACCAGACTTTGGTTTAGTTCCACCCTGTGCTTTGAAAGTCTTATCGTGACCGTCTTCTTCGTCATCTTCATATTTCTTTTCAGACTTTGCGTGTGCGTCTGCGAACTCTTTAGACTTAGGAGACTCTTTGTCCATGATACCTTCAGGTTTCGTGGCATTAGACTTCTGTTGTTTAGCGGCAGACTCAAGCATACCAAGAAGTTCTTCGGCGGCTTCACCAATCTTAGAGATTTCAGCAGTCTTGGCATTAGAGGCAACTTTCTTCTTGTCATCCTTCTTACCAGCAACTTTAGGTGCTTCTTTTTCTTCGTCTTCGTCTTCAGACTCGTCACCATTGTCTTCAGCGTCTTTTTCTTCGCCGTCTTTCTTAGGTGGGAAAGGTTTCTTTTTCTTCTCTTCACCTTCCTCGTCTTCAGATTCTTTCTTCACATTCTTGGCTGGTTTCTTACCGCCATCGATTGCGTCGTCAGTTGCCGCACGTTTCTTATGTAGATACTCGTCTGAACTATCTACATCGCCATCGTTGTCGATGTCTTTGTCTTTGCGGTCTTTGAATTTCTTATCGTTCTCGGCATCATTTACAGGGTCGAGTTTCTTTGCCTCTTCGAGGTCTTGTTTGGATGTCACGGATGCCCACGCTTCACCCAATCTTTTCATATCTGATGTTCTCATTGTTATCTCCGTTACATCCACATAAATTTAACCAGTCCAGCGATTACAGCTGCACTGATGAGGTATACTACCTTGTTAATGATTGAGACGGTTCGAGCATTATCGTCCACCTTCTTCTCAATCTCGTCTAGTTTCTTGGAAAATTTATTCATGCGCTCGAAGTTATTCTGGTTATTACGTTCAAGATTAGATAGTTTCTCTTCCACACGGGCAAGAGAAATCATTGCATCCGCAAGTTTGTCTATTTTATCTTCAAGACGGTCAAATCTTACAGAGGATTCTGTCTCAATCCTTGCGAGTCGTTCTAACTGTGTTTCTTTAGCCATGTTTTTCCCATTAAACTATAGTTCTATTTATAAGTTGTTTGTTCTTTAATCGATATTTTTCTATTTTTACAGACCATTCATCGAATAAAGACTCATCCAATCCCAGATAATCTATAATGGTATAGAGAATATTCTCTGACCACTCTTCATCATTGTGGAACAAATCGTATGGGTCAACCCCTAACCAATCATGTCCCTTTGGAATCATATCCTTGTATAGTTCGGTCAGTTCTTGACACGACTCCCACGGCCGATTCCAAAACTTATCAACATCAAATCCATTCTGAATCAACCAGTGACCATCAGGATTATTCTGTCCTAGACCAAGTTTTGCTCTTGCAAGTTGGTCTATGTATTTAACACTCTTCTCCGTTCTTGACTGAAGCAAGATAGTCTTTGTTTCGCTCCAATCATTCCAAAGATAGTCTCGATAGTATTCTTTATGAACATGAAAACCATACCCGTGGTCTAGTCGTATGTTCCAAAGAGTGTCATCCCAATCTTTACCCGATACAGGTTGACTACCATCCATATAATATTGAGAGATTTCATCGTTTCTTTCTAAAAACCATCTCTCAACTGATTCATCATGTTCCACCTTCTTTGTAACAACATCCTTGTGTTGTGTCAGAAGACTTCCTAGAAACTCACCACCACCGCCACCGCGATAGAGAACATTAATTAGTTTCATCCCAAATTCTCAGTCTCAAGTCTCCCTTACCTTTGATGATTCTGTGATAGACCATCTTCGGTATGCGATACAATCGACCTTTCTCCATAATCATAGGCAACTGATTATCTAGTTGCAATTTCCAGTTATCACCATCGAGAACAGTAACCTCACGATTACAGGAGTCACGATGCCATATCAAATCCATTTCGTTGACATCTTCCTCAAAAGTTCTGACTCGTTCACTTTTGTTAGGACTGAAGATGTCCGTATAGGGTTTTACCAAAAGAAACTGCCTCCTCCCGACAGACCAAGTTGTTTCGCATATCTAGGCAAACGACATGCCCAGTATGCAGCCTTGGTTTTATCAGTCTGTTGGTCACACTTATGACGGGCAGCGAATGACTTACGCGCCTTCGGGTCATTGAGTTTAACCTTCAGTCCTGTGGTATCCCCCCAAGATACTTTCTTAATATTACCAGTCGATGGGTCTTTGACATACACATAATACTTCTTTGGCCCACCGCGTTTTGGTTTGTTTAATTCCTGTTTCTCTTCTTCAAAAATGCAGTCCAATGCGACATTCTCACCACGCCATTGTGCAAACTCACCCAAGTCAGATTCCATGATGTCGATATCTGCTTGGTCGAGTTCTAACTCACCAGCGTAATACTTCTCTCTTGCTTCTCTGAAATACTCGAAGTATCTCTCTGACCCAACACGAAAGATGTTGTTTTCAATAAGAGAAGAACAAGTGCCACAGCACTCAGGTGTTCCGCATTTTGTATGTTCTGTAAATTTTTTCATTATCTTGTAACTTCTTCCCAATCCATTGATGCAAATATATCTTCGGCATCTGTTGCGGCAGCGACCAAGAATGTTAGTGGTTCGGGAGTTGATGTAAATGTATCCCTTTCCAACTGAAACTTAAACAGGGCTTCCTTTAGAATATCAATTGTTGGCGAACCTTGATTGGATGAGTTCAAGTATCCTTGTGCAAGAACTCTACCGCCACCATCATGTGCCGTTCCAGATATTGTATATTCAACAGATGAATCTGCTCCAGCACTTGTCCAAGATGCGGTAGTAACAACTCCTCCCGCAACAAGTCGCCAAGAGAAGTTTACACCATTACCAACACCCAACATAGACAGTGCGGTATTAATAACAATCGCATCTAGTCTTGCAGACTTTAATCTTATTGAAACTACAGGATAATATGTTCCAGCCGTTGTCAAAGAATAGGCGGATGTAATCGGAGTTCCAATCGCTTCTTGTCTACCTCTCAGTTCATAACCACCCTCAGATATAACAGTAGCACAAACTTGTTTTGCTTGACTTGCACCAGAGGTTAATCCAGTATTCGTAATCTCTTGTCTTAGAGGAAGAGATGCGGTTGTGATATAGGTTGAGTCTGTCAAATTTGCGTGATGGAAGACATGACAACAAACAAACTGTCCATTGATAATAAATCCTAATCTCACACTACCAAGTCCCAACCACTCCAAATCCATCCAAAGGATTTGTGCTTTGGTTAGGTCTAATGTTATTCCAGAACGTCCAGTTCCATCTAGTTTATCAACATTCCAATCAGATTGTTGAACTTTACTTTCGGTCACAGAACCAGTGACTAAACTTCTCTCAACAAAATTAACAGTAGTTCCATCTTGTTCTAAGTAAATACCATTGTCTGTGCCAAAATACCCCACACGCTGTCTTAGGTTTGTTTTAGGTTCAGCGAAAATAAATGTATTCATAATCAACAATGACTTGCCTGGCTGATATGAGAAAACTTTGTTTGTCTCACGGAGAACCTCATCACCACTTGCACTGCCAACATCAAGTTCAACCAAACCAGCATTTAAGTTAAATGTGCTACTTGCAGTTCCAGTAGTATCCTCTGCCCACAAATCGTTATCAGCATATCTGTGCGAACTATCAAACAGTGTTAGTGGTTGCGAGATTCTCGTTCTACCAAATGCATCAGACGAGGTATTCAAATTACCATTAGGAACATATGTGGAAGGGCCTGCCTGTCCAGATGTCATAACAACTTCGTAAAGTGTATCGTTATTTTTTAGTAACTCGCCTGAGGTGGTGCTAAACTGTGCCATTGTGCCATCTCTATCTACCTAAAAGTTTTTTGATGTCTGCAAGAGATTTGATGCTCTTTTGGAATTTCTCTTTTTCATTTGGTTTTGATAATGCATTAAAACGCGCCAGTGTCGCTTTCGCTTGGTCGCGAGTAACTTTTCCTTTTCCTCTGTCAAATTCAATGTTTGCTCCTGTTGGTAAATCAGCCGCTTTACGCAACTGCATAATAATATTCTTAGATGCTGCCTTACGGTCATCATCGGTTGCTTCGATATCTCTATCTTTCTTAGTTCGTGCCATACCTTTGGTTGCACCGCGAGCGCTCATACCACGCATCGCATCACGATATGCACGAGACTCCTTGACATCAGGTTTCTCATGAGTGTAACCCATCTTGTCATACTTCACATGGTCTGCATAGGTGTTTGCTTTCACACCCTTACCCGTCTTCGGGTCATACATCATATGCGGTTTGAAGTCTTTCTCGTCAGCACATTCGGTCTTTGGTTTCTCGCCACGCTCTTTCTTTGAGATAGCAATCGCAGCCTGTTGTGCAGGGGAGACTGCTTCGACTTGCATTTTGTTTCTCAATACTTTAGACATTGCAATGACACCATCAGCATCATACTTGTCGAGAACCTTGTCGAGCATCTTACCTTTCGGCATTGATTTCAGAGTTGCAAGTTTTTTGATTTTACTGATACCCATTTTCTTGTAGACAATGTAACCGTCTTTGAGACCTTCATCGACAGATTCGTTCAGACCCAGTTCTCTACGATACTGGTCAATCTGTTTCTTGAGTGCCTTCTGCTTCGGTGAGCCAGGCATTGCTTTCATTGCTTTGGAATATAACCCAGCAAGTTTTGCCATGTCCTGTCGGCGCATCATCGCCTGTTTCATTTTACCTTCTTCCATTACGCTAAGTCCTTATCGTGGTTAAGTCCACCTTTTTTCTTTTTGACAATAAATGCGTTGACCCGTGCATATCCCCACTGTGATGGAGTAGTGCCTGGCCTGTGTCCAGTTCTCCATGCAGCAACACCACGGTCAAAGACCTTCTTCAGTGTGCCATATGAGATACCAGACTTCGCAGCTTTTTTTGCAAGTGCTTCGTTCTTCTCTATTACAAACTGACTGAACTTCTTCATTTTGTTTCTCTATTCTTGGTTTTTGCACGAGCGATTCTTGCACGGTCAAGCATCGCATCATGTTTTTTTCTGTCTTGTTCTTTTTCTCGTTTGATACGGTCTTGTGCAGTCTTTACCGCATCTTCACTTACTTCTTCAATCGCTAATTGTTTTGGCAGTTTACCCTTCTTGACAAGACCATCAATATACTTAATCATTTGTCTAGGACTGCTCAGTCCATAACTTTTGAAAAAGTCAAATGCAATGTTTTCTCTACTCTTACCCTGTTTGGTAGGTTCAGATTTATTCTTTCTTCTGAAGTTTAGATATGCACGAACCGCATCTCTGTAATCTTTTCTGTTGATGATTTGGTCAAGTTTTTTATCCAATTCGGGGAATAAAATCGATGAACCACCCTTACCACCAAATGGGCCAGTCTTACCAAATACTCTTTCGTCAATCTCTGACTCTTCATACATGTCCTTGAATGCTTTGGTATACTTGGAAGGTTTAGTCTTCGCACCCTTGTCACCTGGCGCTGGTTTGTATGCAGACGGGTCATCATCGTCTTTTGCAGCACCTTTCTTGAAATGTGCGGCACGTTTCTTCTTGGTTGACTTTGACATGTCATCGCCTTCAGCATCCTTCGCATAATACTTTGCGGGTTGCGTCCCTTTGACATCCTTACCAATCTCTGTGTCTTGGCGTGCTTTCTTCTCTGCGACTTTCTTTGCCATCGCAGTTGCGATTGCCATCTTCTTATCCATATCCATATCAGGATTCTCGCGTTCCATCGCTTTTGCAATCTCTTCGCGTTTCTTGATTTCGGCAGGAGTCAGTTTCTTCTCAACCAGTTCGATTGCGTTCAACCATTTACGGAGTCTCTTGTCACCACATTCAACGATTACATAGTTCGCACCCAGAACAGATACGATACCGACTTCATCGCTTTCTTTGATAACAACAGTGTCACCCAGTTCAAACAGTTTACCTTCGACATACGCCTCACGAGTGTCATCCAGTTTACCCAAGTCGATGTGACGTTTGAAAGAACGTTCTTCTTTGAGACCCAGACCCTTACGAACATCGTTGAAGAGTTTACGAGTATCCTTGTCAGACATCGCTGATGGAACACCCTGACTGAATGACTGATAGTCATTCTCTTTTGCGTTTGCACGTTGTTTAGATGCAGACATTCCCTCTACACCTTCTGCGTCAGGGTCGCGTTGACCCGCAGATACGATATTGATTGACTCGAAGTTATAGAATCCGTGTCGTGCTTTCTTACCGTTGTATTTGTTCAATAGGGTATCGAACTCACGAAGACGGTCTTGACCGACCACCATCGTGATTTTCTTGTAACCCATATCATACAGTTTGGAAGCAACATCAAATACATTCTTTACTTTTTTATCTACGATGATGTTACGACCATGTTTTGGGAACATCTTACGCATATGTTTTACTTTGTCTGAATATGACAGAGGGTCTTTTGGCCCTTGTGACTGGGACAAAAAGATTTTATAGTCAGACCCTTTTGACTTCTTGACAATTGTGTCAATAACTTTACCATGACCGATTGTTGGCGGATTCATCCGACCAAACGTGAAAAACGCCTCGCGTTCTTCCTCGACCAAGTATTGTTGGAAATTCTTAATCACTTTGTTGACTTCCTCGTTTCTTCGCGATTTCTGCCTTGCGAACCTTCGGAAGAAGTTTTCTCGCTAGTTTATCAATCTTTGGTTTCAGTTTATCTAGGCGTTTCTCAAGTCCCTGTCTACGAGCCATTGAGAGTTCGCCTTTGTCAACACCTTTGGTCATTTTCTTGAGGAAGGTATTTCGTGCTTGTTTCTGCGCTCTTGTTTTCAACTTATCAACAGACGCGACTTTACGGGCAGCACGTTTGCGACCCATTGCAATCTTTGCTTTATTTTTCTTGAGAGACCGTGCGAGTTTTAGTCGTTGTTGAACGTTTAACGCTTCGTCTTTACTAGGTGGATTTGTAGAGGAGTATTCAGCATCAGTTCCCGCACCTATGTCGCGTTTTCTTTTCTTCGCATTGGTTGCTTGGAACTCATCACCCGTTTGGGTATAGTCCACATTGATAAAAGTTTTCAGGCTCATTGGTTTAGCCATCTTACTACCTCTTTGGTTTTTCCCATCCCTTCAGTATATCTGGACTGAAGTTGTTATACGAAAATTCAAGACGGTCAACCAACTTGACCGCATCACCACCTAATTTATCAATAGCGACAAAACCTTCTGCACCAGTGCGAACCTTATACCCTTTTTTGGTTTGCACAAACGCATCATACTTTGCAATACTATTAAGTTTATTTATAAGTTTTAGTTTTGCTAATACAATATTTTTCTGTAGTTCAAACATGTTTACCAGCGACTTTTTGTTTTTTGTAGAGAAAAACTTCATAATTTCATCCAACTTTGCTTGTTGAACCATGCGTCCCTTCTCTGATTTGCGTTTGTCCATCTCTGCTTTGAACTTGGTGTTAATCCATCTGATAAGACCCGTCACATGACTACGACTATTTGGAATCATCTGTCCTTCACGCACATATGTGTTGTTATATTGTTCAATCAATCGTGCAAGGTCTTGATTACCTTCCAACTCACGCAAGGTCGAACCAGAAATCTTATTGAATATCTTACCAGCCGTAGATAGATACTTAGTTACCTCAGCAGTTTCCTTAGCGTTCATTGTCGCACCACCAGTTTCGCGTAACATTGCATCAGCGGAGTATACATTCTTTGAAGACTTGAACTTCGATACATCGACACCGTAGGATGCCTTCATGCTTTCAAAGTCTTTTCCGTTGTAGGTTGTGTGCCAGACGATTCCGATTTGCGCTTTACGAACTGCTTCTGCCTGTTCGTATGGGATTGCGTATATGATTGTGTTGGGGTGGAAGGTTGTATAGCGTTGACCCTCAATATTTTCATTCTTTAAATCTCCTTTTGAAAACAAGAAGTCTCCCTGAATGACACCCTTGATGCCCAGTTCAGGTAGGTAACGTAGTGCGGCTTTCATCTTATCTGCAAGGTCACCTGACATGTCTGCGTCAATTTCTGCATTAGTCTTGTAGACCTTCGGGTTCTTGGCGAAGATACCTTTCTTCGCAACAAAGAACTCACCATCGCGAGGGTCTTGACCACAAAAGATTGCAGGCGCACCGTCCCACTTGACCGACAGTTTAGAACTAGTCTCACCCGCAAGCATGTCACGGAGTTCACGCAATGCGTTGATTGCCTGACGAGTCCCGTTCACACCACCATAGAGAACCTTGTCCTCGATATGGGTCATGTGAGTATTCTTTTGTTCGTAAAGAGATTCATAAAAAGACGGAGGATTAAAAAGTATCGTGGTCATTACTAAAACCTAATATTTTTCTTTGTTGAAATTATTGGGGTTGCGCCGAGAAACTTATAGAGTTTACTCGCACCTTTCTTGAAATATGATGAGACCTTACTCCAAGTCCCTCTCACAAAGTTACCAATTTTTCTCATAATGGATACTTCTACCAAAAGTTCTTCTTGGTCATGTTCATAACCCTCTTGCATCGAATCTACAATTAAGGATATCACTGACCAGAAATTATACTCACCAGTTTTCTTTCCCTTTATCTTACGAGATGAGGTTTTGAACCTCGCCTGCAATTTCATTGCATTCGCAATTTTGAGACAATAGTCATCATCATAGACGGAATGTATTACAACCTTACTACCATCAGCAGATGCAACTAACATAAACTCTGCGGCTGCATTAGAGTCTTTACCAAACTTTTCAAACCCAGACATCGCCTCTCGTGCAAATTCAACTTTGAAAGATTTGGATTCATCAAACATCGCACCTAGTTCTGACATTGCATCCTTATGCGCCTTCTCTGCACGATTGACTACTTCATTCGTCCCTGCTTTGATTATCGGTCTTAGTTGAGATGGTGCAAGAGTATTTTTTACAAAACCTTCAAGAACTTCGGTGGTTTTTTCATATTGTGGAGATTTTACAAGGTCTGGATTAGAATTTTTGATGGCGGCTTCGAATGTTGCGGTTGACTCCGCTTTACCACCCGACATCAATTGTGCCAGACCAATCTTAACAGAGAATCTCATATCACCTATGAGAACATCTGTTTTGGGTGTGATATCACTTGCACCATAAGATTTCCAAAAAGAAGTTAGAGATGCTTTCGCACGACCATACTGTTCTGCCTTCCCCTTCTTGAGTTTTGGATATTTTTTGATAACTGCTTGTGCAATCTTACGGCCCGCCTCTTGTGCTTGAGGGTTTTCTTGAATTGCTTTGAAAACTTTATCAGAGATGCCGTGGTCTGCACTAGTCATCGGTTTGCCAGTGAGTTCATAGAACCCCATGACAATCGCTGCCTCGTAGTCCTCAGCCTTCAGTGCTTCTGTAATGAAATTGTCAAACTTTTGCATCGATTTCCCATTTACACAAATAGTATTATACCACTATTTATAATAAAATGGAAGTCGAATCTTGCTCTTCGTTATACTTTTTGATGGTATCTTTTAAGGAATTTATCCAATTGTCACGATGTTCGACAAAGATTTGTGGTTTGTCTTCACCGTCAACACTGATAAGTGTGACTATTTGGGTGATAGGTTGACCCGTGCGTTCTTCCCACATGACCGCATATGCAGCCTCTTGCATGAAATAATTCTTAACCCAATCTTTCTTTTTCT